GGTCATTTCTAAAAATGGCTTTATAACTACAGGCCCTGGAGCAACAAAAGCAATTAATTCTACTGGCTTAGGTGCAAGCGGTTTAGCTTTAACCGTTAATGACCATGCTGGAAGAATTTTAATTTCACAAGACGCAGATGGTATTTATAAGTTGCCAAGCATTAACACTAATGCAAACGGCGCAACTGCGGGAACAACTGACTACAACAACCTAAATAACGTTGGTGCTACATTTATGTTTTACATAGATACACTAGCAACTGATGTTCAAATCATAACTGACGGAACTGACAAGTTTACAGGTGCAGCTATGATTGCAGTGGATAATGGAGCTAAAAAAGCTTTCTTCCCTGCAGCAGCAAATGATGTTCTTTCTATGAATGGAACAACAACTGGTGGAATCGTAGGTTCAGTAATTACTGTTACTGCTTTAGAAGCAGCTCAATACTTGGTACACAATACTTTGATCTTAGGATCAGGAACTATTGTTACACCATTTAGCGATACGTAATAAATAATTAATGTGGGGCTTCGGCCCCACATGTAAATTTTAGGAGAAAAATTATGACAACATATGGATCAGCTATTGATGGAGTAGCAACTAACGTAACTACAGAAACTAAAACTCTTCAAGTTGGTAGAACTAGAGTGTATGGTGTACATGTATCAGGACCAAACGCAGCTGGTGTTTTGGATCTTAAAGATGGCACAGTGTCAAAAGTAAAATTAAATAAAGGTGCTCATATTCATGATATGACAATTAATTTTCCTGTACCAATTTTATTTAAGACTAATTTAAATTCTACGTTCACTACAGAACAAATTACAGCTATCACTGTATTTCACAGTGGCGGAGATAACTCGTAGGAGTCTAAATGGCCAACACTACTTCGGGCACTACAACGTTTGACAAAACGTTTTCGATCGATGAGATAATTGAAGAGTCTTATAATAGACTCGGTCAATTTGACATGAGCGGTTATAATCTAAAAACTGCTCGAAGATCGTTAAATATAATGTTTCAAGAATGGGGTAATAGAGGTCTTCATTTTTGGGAAGTAGCAAATACTAATATTACGTTAGCAACAAATAAAAACGAGTATAGAATTTTTAGAGCGACATCTGATGGTAATTCTGACGGAGTTACATCTACCCTAACTGCAGCCATAGCCACTACAACTGCAACCGCTGGAATTACAATTGCTTCAAAAACTCGTATGCCTGATTCAGGAACAATTAATGTTGGATCTGAAAATATTTCTTACACTGGATTTAACAGTTTAGAACTTACTGGAGTAACAAGAGGAGTTAATGGAACTACTGCAGCAACTCATTCCGATGGAGCTGCTATCACTAATTTTGTTAATCAAGCTACAGAAATTTTAGAGTGTTCTTTTAGAAATAATTCTAATGTTGATTCTCCTTTAGAAAAAATAAACAGATCTCAGTACCAGGCGTTATCAAATAAAACAGCAACGGGCCAACCATCACAATACTTTGTTCAAAGATTCATTGACCATGTTTTGATAACAATTTATTTAACTCCAAGTTCTACTCAGAACGGAGACGTTATAAATTTTTATTATGAAAAAAGAATTCAAGATGCAGGTGCTTACAGTAATGCAACAGATGTACCGTATAGATTTGTACCTTGCATGGTTGCAGGTTTAAGTTATTACTTAGCTATGAAATATGCACAACCAAGAATACAAGAATTAAAATTAATCTACGAGGATGAATTGGCTAGAGCTCTAGAAGAAGATGGATCTTCAGCTAGTGTTTACATTTCTCCTAAAACTTACTTTCCGAGTATATAATTATGGGTAACACAGCAAGAGGAAAACATGCATTATTTATTTCAGACCGATCTGGTTTGGCATATCCATACACTGAAATGGTTAAAGAATGGAATGGTGCAAGAGTACATACTTCTGAGTATGAACCTAAACAACCACAATTAGAACCTAAACCTTACACTGCAGATCCTCAAGGATTAATGCATCCAAGACCACAAAAATTTAATTTATTAACCGGAGGAGGGGGAGGAATTGTTGCTAATTTAAGTTTACCTGGAGATTTTGCATTTGAAACTATTTCTAATGAAAGCATGGTTCCTGCAAATCCAGATATAATCGGTACTGCAAGACAAGCATCAATAACAGTAGGGAGTGTAACAATTAACATATCATGACATACGACGAATTAAAACAAAAAATTATAGACTACACAGAAGTATCAAGCAACGTATTTACAGATACTATTTTAAATGGATTTATTAATGATGCTGAATATAGAATTTTAAGAGAAGTAGACTCCGATAATAATAGACGTTACGCTACAGCTAATTTAATTGCATCTACTAGATTTATAGATGTGCCCACAAATTTATTAATTGTTAGATCCGCTCAGATTGTAGATTCGGATTTAGCGGATGGAAGCACCGACCAAAACAGAGATTTTTTACAGTTTAGAGACACTAGCTTTATGTCTGAATTTAATCCTACCGCAACCACAGGGGTGCCAAAATATTACAGCAACTGGGACGAAACTAGAATAGTAGTGGCTCCTACACCAAACGCAACTTACACTATTCAGTTAAATTATATCTTGAAACCAACTGGATTATCGAGTACAAATACCACTACATACCTAAGTAACGAATTTCCCAACGGCTTATTGTATGCTTGCCTAGTCGAGGCTTACGGATTTTTAAAAGGACCCGTTGACATGCTCCAGTTATATGATAAAAAATATGTCGAAGCAGTCAAAGGATTCTCAATAGAACAAATGGGAAGACGAAGACGAGATGAATACCAAGCAGGTGTTCCTCGAATAGGAAAACAATAAGGAGAAAACTATGGCTATAACACAAGCGATTGCAAACAACTTTAAAAAGTTACTACTAGAAGGTGATTCTAATTTTTCAAACTCAGGTGGTGATAAATATAAGTTAGCTCTTTATACTTCTTCAGCTACTCTTAACTCAGCAACTACAGCTTTCACTTCATCAGGTGAAGTTACATCAGCTAACTATACATCTGGTGGCGGCGCACTTGTCAACAACCCAACTTCTTTAACAGCTGGTGTTGCAAGAGCAGATTTTGCTGACTTGTCATTTCAAAACGTTACTTTGACAGCTAGAGGAGCTTTAATTTACAACACCTCATCTGCAACTACTAACTCTGCAGTTTGTGTTTTAGATTTCGGAGGAGATAAAACAGCTACTTCAGGTACGTTTACAGTTCAGTTTCCAGCACCAACATCAACAGCAGCGATACTAAGAATATCGGGCTAATAGGAGGAAGCTCCTATGGCGGATAAAACTTATACAGTCACTGTCGCAAGTGGTAACTTGTACGGTGGAGGTACGGGTAATGTATACTATATAGATGGCACTCGTAGTTCATCTGGACCAGGTAATATTATTTGGGCGGGAGGATCAACTTTGCGTTTTGAACAAAGTGATGCTTCTAATGATAACCATCCTTTAATTTTTTCTACTAACACATCTACGTCTGGAATTATTTCTTCTGGCGTAACTTATTTTTTAGATTCTCCCACAAGTTCTTCAAATTATATAAACACAACTACATTTAACGCAGCAACCACTAGGTATGTTGAGATAGATGTATCAGCCCCTGATTTTTATTATTTATGTTATGTGCATGGGATAGGAATGGGTGGACTCATGGATGTTGCTACAGGTAAAACTTGGAACGTTGGTACATGGGGCATTAATCAATGGGGTGATCAAACTGATCCTACTATTCAAATTACAGGTCAAGCTCTTTCTGGAAATCTTGGAAGTTTAACTGTTAACACAGAAATTAATTTAGGTTGGGGAAGACTTGAATGGGGTGAACAAGCATGGGGTATCGCAGGTACTCTTATTGCTACAGGTAATTCTTTATCAGGAAATTTAGGTACTGTAGGAATGCAGGGGGATGTAACTGTAATTCCCACAGGTTTTGCACTTACAAATTCTTTAAATAGCGTAAGTGCTACAGGTTTAGCAGAAGTTGATGTAACAGGTTTTGCGCTTACAAATTCTTTAGGTACAGCAGACGCTGGTCCTGACGCAATGTTAACAGGTATTGGTGCTACTATGGGCCTTGGTACTGTTGAAGCGTTTAATGAACAAGGTTGGGGTAGACTTGGTTGGGGAGATAATGACTGGGGTGAACCAGGTAGTTCTATTCAACCGACAATAACAGGTTTTGGATTAACTGCTGGTTTAGCTGCACCACAATCTATAACAGGAGATGCAACTTTAACTCTTAATACTTTAAATGTAGCACAATTAACTTTAGGTCAAGTAGACCCTGCACCTGATGCAATGATTCAAGGGAATGCAGGTCTTTTATCTTTAGGTCAAATAGGACATATAGGTGATGTGGTTGCAAGTCCAACAGGTTTTGGAATGACTGCAAATCTAGGAACAGCAACAATAGATTTAAGAACAGTAGTTCCAGTAACACAAAATCCAATGTTAGCAAGGGTTGCTTCAGTGTCTGCATTTACAGATGTTAATGTAACTTTCAATGGTTTTGGGTTGACTACGACAGTAGGAAATGGTAATGGTCTTATCTGGAACGATGTAAATACCGGTTCCGCTCCAATAGATCCTCCAGGCTGGAGAGAAGTCGTTGCATAAAGAGTTTGACACTTTCTCTTTATTTTTATAAAATAAACGATATAAGGAATTTAATATGGCAAATTCAACATCAGCAAACTTAAAATTAACAGTTCAAGCAACTGGGGAAAACTCAGGAACTTGGGGACAAATTACAAATACTAACCTTTTAATTTTAGAACAAGCAATCGGTGGTTTTACTACTTTTAATGTAACTAACGCTGCTAGATCTTTAACTTTTACTAATGGTGCTTTATCAAACGGTAAAAATGAAGTCATTAAATTAACAGGAACTTTAGCTTCTAACTTAACAGTTAGTATTCCAAACTCAGTTGAAAAAACTTATTTAATTGAGAATGCATGTAATCATGCCAACAATACTTTAACTTTTAAAACTGCATCTGGAACAGGTGTATTATTATGTGAAGGAAATAATTACACATTATATTCTGATGGAACAAATGTTGTAAAACTTCATGAACAGAGAAACTGGAGAGCAGTATCAGCAGCAGAAACAGTTCAAGCTGGTGCTAAACTTTTAGTAAATACAAATAGTGGAGCAGTAACAATTACGCTCCCAGCTTCACCCGCTACAGGAGATGAAGTACATTTTGTAGATCAAGGTTATGATTTCAATACTAACGCATTGACTGTTGGTAGAAACTCTTCTAATATAGCTAATGCAGCATCTGATCTTGTAGTTAATACTCAAGGCGCAGCTTTTTCATTAGTATTCTCAGGAGATGCTACAACAGGATGGACTTACACGGAGAAATAATATGTCAAATTACGAAGCAACTAAATACGATTTTGATGGAGCAAACCTTACAGGTATTGAAGGTATTCCAACAGCAACTATTGTTCCATGGTCAGATTCATCTGTTCCATCTGGATTTTTAGAATGTGATGGTGCAGCGGTTTCAAGATCAACTTACTCTGCTTTATTTGCAATCGTAGGTACTACTTATGGAGCTGGAGATGGTTCATCAACTTTTAACGTTCCTAATTTAGCAGATAACGTACCGGTTGGAAAGTCTAACAACAAAGCTTTAGCATCAACTGGTGGAGCAAACACTGTAACATCAACTGGAAACGTTGGTGGATCAACTGCTAATGCTACATTATCAACACCTCAACTAGCCTCTCACTCTCACCCAGGTGGTCGTAGTAATAGTGGTAGAAACCCAAGCCAAATGGTAATGTCAGGTCAAGCACAATATTATTTTCCAGGAGGAGGTCCCGGTAACACAGGAAGCTCAGGCTCTGGATCAGGTCATTCTCATAATATGAGCGCAAATTTTTCTGGAGATGCAACTTCGGTTTTACAACCTTATTTAACAATTATTTATATTATTAAAACTTAGGAGAAATAATGGCAACTAACGCAACTTGGACAGTAATATTTGAAGACAAAACAATCATTAAACAAAGTGGTGATGGTGCGGGTTCTTATAATATAACTGGTGAGGATTCTTTTTGGAGTGATTCTAAGTGGTCAAACATTTGGGCAATTCAATATGTTGCAGATAATGAAGACCATAACGATACAGTAGAGTATAGAGATACTACACCCCATGCTTCGTGGACGAATGCTGATTTAGGAAGTTTTCAAAGTCAATTTATTGATAAATGGGATGCAGCACATTTAGCTAGATTACAATCTGATTGGGATAATGATGATGGTAATACATACGATGAAAATGGTAATATTACTCATGAAGAAACTGAAGCTGAAAAAATTGCTAGATTAGGTGCAAGACCTACTTCATATTCTTCTTAGTTTTTTAGAATATTTAAATTGAAAATTAAAAGTAATTTATATTTATATTTATTCTACGTTTTTTATTAGTACAATTAGTGCTTTGATGCATCGTGTTTGGATTAAATAATAAGACTTGATTTTCAACAGATGGTATAAATTTATCTCCTATATAAGTTCCTCCATCACAATTATTAATGTAGAGTATAGCACCTTTATGACTAAAATCAAAATCTACATGTTCACCATATTTAATTAATTTTTCAGTTCTAGGAAATAAATTAATCTTTGCTCTGATTAAAGATTTTACGTTTAATTTATCTATTAACGGTAGTATTGAGTTAAAAAAATTACTTTTAGGTATATTTTTAAAATATAACTCGTGTTTAAAATAAAAGTTTTTGTCGTCTTTATAGTCAGCAACTTCATCACAAAAATAATAAGGAAAATTAATTGAAGTTAACGTTTTTTTTATGTTTTGAAAGTCTGTATCTGAAAGAAAATTTTTTATTATTTGCATTAAATATTATTTTTATTAAAAAAACTAATCATCTTAATAGCATCCAAGATGTTAAAAGATATTTTTCACTTGATAAAGGAGGGTTACCTCTGTGAACATATGGAAAAGCTGCAGGCCAAATAACTATTCTACCTGTTTTAGGTTTTGTTCTTTTTGAAAAATGTAAAAACTCTGTTTCTCCTCCTTCTTCTACATCATTTAAATATATAGAGAATACAAAAGCACGTGCTTCATTATCAAATCCTTTTCCATGTTCTATATGCCAAACATGATATCCTTCTGTAGGTAAAGTTTTTTGAATTTTCATAGTTGTAAAATGAAACGGAACTCCGTATGCATCATCAGCCCCTGTATTTTTAATATAATGATTAAAAGCTAAATCAAAATTTACCATCATAGGTTTTAATTCTTTCCACCAAACATCAATGTTATTAGATGCTGCAAAATATTGTTGATCTTGTTTTTGTAATATAGAGGCCCTTTCAAAACCTATTCTATTAACTGTATTATTAAATTTATTTTGATCTTCATATAATTTAATAGCTTTATTACATTCTTCTTTAGTAATGTAATTATCATATACACCTATAAAATTAGTTATATTAACTGTTTTTTCTATCATTTAATTTCTCAATATTTAAATTATATTTAAAACCTTTATTACTATTTATATTAAAAACTAAAGAATATCTATTATCTTCACCTGTATATTCATTGAATCCATGAAAAACATTGGCAGGAAAAATATAGTAATCACCTGCATTAGGTGTTATTTTTATATTTAACTCTGGTAAAATTAAATCACAACCTTTTGTTAAATATAAAATACCGTGGTACATAGGGTGCTCGTGATAATCTAAGCTATCTCCTTTTTTAATTTCAGTCCCCCAAGCTTCAAAAATTGTATGTTTAGAATAAAAATGTTCAAACAACTTAGGAAAAGAAATTTGATTTTTATTGATTAGATAAGTTATAAATTTATCAAAAATTGGTTTATTGACAAAAAAATCCCATGAAGTCATACTACCTTTTACATTAGTATAATTAGTCAAATCTTTATCTATATTATTTTTTATATCTATAATTAAATTATGAATATCCTCTAGATAGGGATAGTGACCAAAAATAATATCTACAGTTTTTGGATAGGTTATAGTTAAACTATTTTTATGTTCATTTAACTTGTTATTTGGGTCTAATAAACTAATCATTTAAAATATTTTTCCATGTTGCCACTCCCATAAAAATGCTGATTTTTTAATAGTATCGTAAACATAATAATCTAAATGTAAGTATTTTAAAATTTCATTTTTATTTAAATATTTTTCAACATCAATTTTTATTTTATCTTTGGATTTATTTTCATGTTCACTACTGCCAAAATGCATTTTTAAAAATAAATTTATATCAGACATATCAACGTAATGACTACATTGAACATTAAACAAATATGGAATTTGTGAAACACTATGTTTAATATGACCAACCAAAGTATTTCTTAGATGATGTTCATTATTAGTAAATAAAGTTTTAATATTTATATCTTTTATATCGACTTTATTTAACCACAAATCCCATTTCAAACCTGATACAAATCTTTCGTAGGGGTCTCTAATTATACAAAATCTTGGTTTTTTAGAGAGATGATGAACGTGTAATATATCTTCTTTTTTAAAATTATTTTCAATACATTTTACAACACTGCCATTTCCATTTTTATGGACTCTAACAAACTGAAATTTTTCAGTTTCAATTATATCAAATAGTTTAAAATTCATTTTTATCTTTTTCAGAAGTTTTTTTACCTGTTTTTCTAAAATAATTGTCATATGCGTGGTGAGTAAATGGTCCATTTTTATTTACGTAATGTAAAAATACTTGAGCTATGCCTTCACCTTTATAAGTACCTGGACGCCCATGTTTTTGATCACAGCCAGCATATAACACAGCATCGCCTTCGTTTAATTCAAAAGACTTTCCTTCTACAATGATGGGCCAGTTATCATATTTTTTTATACATGCAGTTATTGATATTTCACACGCTGGTCTATCTCTATGTTTTTTTAATGTTCCACCAAAAATATAATATCTCCAATATGCATAGGTTGGAAATAATTTTAAATTAGATTCTTTTTCAACAATAGGTAGTTTTGTATAAAGTAAGGAATTCATTAACGGGTCTTCGTACCATGCGGGAGAAAAAGATTGAATATCTAAAATACAATCTTCATTACTATTTAATTTATTATAACAATATTTTTGAAAAATATTTAATTCTTCTTTTTTAAAAAATTGTTTTATTATTTTATTTTTTACTCCAGCCATGCAACTATACTATACCTTGTTCCTTTCGTAATTGGCTCAATGCTATGTGGATACATAAAATTACTAGGAAAAAATACTATAGATCCTTTACCTAGTTTTAATCTTTTTACTTCCATTTCTTTTTGATCTGTAAAAGTTAAATCTCCACCTTCATATTCATTATTTAAATTTATGATAATACTTAAATGTCTTGGTGAATTAGTAAAATGATCTGTGTGTATTTCGTATTTTCCCCCTGGTGTATATTTTAAAAGATCAATTTGATTTATTTTATCACTTGCCATTTTAGGAAATTTGGCTTTGTATAAAACATACAATCTTTCTATTTCTTTTTTTATATAGTTCCAATAAAATAAATTAGTGGGAGTGTGTGAGTTTAAAGAATATCCTTTTACATTTCTTATATCTTTATTCAAACCGCTCCTAACCGTTAAATTTTTTTTAGCTTTATGATTAATTAAGGGTATAATTTTATACATAAACTCTGTGGAGACTATATTTTTTATTTCAATAATTGCTTCTAAATGGTCCATTATATTGATACTTTCATTCTCTATATATTTAATATATAACACAACTATGGCCTTAAAAAAAGTAGATTTTGCACCTGGTTTTAACAAACAAAGCGTACCCTCAGCCCTTCCTGGAAAATGGGTAGACGGTGATTTTGTGCGTTTCAGATACACCGCTCCTGAAAAAATAGGAGGATGGGAACAACTAACTGCTGCATCTAAAACTTTACCTGGAGCAGCTAGAGCACAATTAGCTTGGACTTCACTAGCTGGTGAAAAATACGCTGCTATTGGTACCTCTCAAGGTTTATTTTTATATTATGGTAATGACTTTTATGACATTACTCCGTTAGATACAGCAATTACTGGATGTACCTTAACAACTGTTAATGGTTCAAATGTTTTACAAGTAAATAAAGGATCACATGGTTTAGAAGTTGGAAGATATGTAACTTTATCAGGAGTAACAGTGACTGGTGCATCAGATTATACACCAGCAGAATTACAAGTAGCTTATGAAATTTTAACAGTTGCGAATGTAGATAAGTTTACAGTTCAAGCAGTGAGAAACGAAGGAGGAACAGGCATGACTGCAGCAGGTGCAGCAACTGTTAATCCTTATGTTGAAATTGGACCCACTACTCAAACAACTGGATACGGTTGGGGAACGTCTTCTTGGGGAGCTGAAATTTGGGGCACTGAAAGATCTACAAGTAGTGTAATCTTAGACCCAGGAAATTGGAGTCTTGATAATTTTGGTCAAGTTCTTGTTGCAACTATATTTAATGGTAAAACTTTTACATGGAACGCTGGAGCATCGGGGGCAAGAGGTATTCGAGCCTCTTTAACCACATCGGGTGTTCCAACTAGTAACAACCCTACAGCTAGTCGATTTACTTTAGTCTCTGATCGAGATAGACATTTATTTCATTTTGGAACTGAAACAACTATTGGTGACTCTACAACACAAGATCCAATGTTTGTAAGATTTTCTAATCAAGAAGATTTAAATACTTATCTACCTACCGCTACTAATACTGCAGGTACCTTTAGATTAGATACAGGTAATGAAATACGAGCAGCACTTCAGGGTAAGGATTATGTATTTGTACTAACTGATCTTGCTGCATATGTAATTCAATTTGTGGGTCCACCATTTACATTCAGTGTTAGACAAGTCGGCACTAATTGTGGATGTATTGGACAACATGCAGCTTCATATGTCAATGGAGCTATATATTGGATGTCTAACGAAGGTGGTTTTTTTGTGTATGATGGTACAGTTAAAGCCCTACCTTGTTTAGTAGAAGACTTTGTTTTTACAACACAAAACGGAGATTTAGGTCTTAACTTTAACGCGTCTGATGTAATTTTTTCTTCACCTAATTCTTTATACACAGAAGTAAATTGGTTTTATCCAAAAGATGGATCTACTCAAATTGACAGATGCGTAACGTACAATTATCAAGAAAAAGTTTGGACTACCTCTTCTTTAGATAGAACTACTTACCAAGACCAAGGAGTCTTTAATAAACCTTATGCAACAGATTATGAAAATACAACTACTCCAGTCTTTCCAGATATTTTGGGTATAACCAGTAAGTATGGCGCAAGTATTTACTATGCTCATGAAACAGGAAACGATCAAGTTAATAGTTCTGGAAGAACTTCAATTAATGCCTTTATTAGATCCGGAGATTTTGATATTGATGATGGTGAAATATTTATGTCGATGAGAAGATTTATGCCAGATTATAAATTTTTAGTAGGTAACTCTAAGGTAACTTTATTTATATCTGATTACCCCTCTGAAGATCAAACAGGATCACCTTTAGGTCCTTTTACAATAACAACCTCTACTGAAAAAGTAGATACTAGAGCTCGAGGAAGACTACTATCTCTAAAAATAGAGAATGATGCTGCAGGTGAGACCTGGCGTTATGGCAGTTTTAGAATGGACGCTCAACCAGACGGAAGGAGATAACATGCCACTTACTACAAAAGGTAAAAAAATAATGAAATCTATGAAAGATAAATATGGTAAGAAAAAAGGTAAGACCGTATTTTATGCTTCAAAGAATAAAGGCAAAATAAAAGGTGTAGATAAAACTAAAAAATAATGGCTAAATTAACTAACTATATACCTGAACCAGGACAGGAATATGACGTCGAAAATCAAAGACAAATTATTGAGTCTATGACTACAATGAAACAACAACTTAATTTTTCTTTTCAACAAGATTTAAAAAACGAACAAGATACATTTAATTATTTTTTATCATGACAATACAATATAAAAGCGAAGTATTTGATCTAACTACAACTAATTTGACTACAGTTTTAACTATATCTGTGTCGGCAGTAGCTATTGTAAAAACTGTACAAGCTAGCCACCAGGATGCATCAAACGTAGATGCAGATCTATATTTAAAAAAATCTGGTGGTAGTGATGTAGAAGTAGGTCATGCGCAGCTTAATAAAAGTTCTACAAATATGATTGTAAATACCTTGAATTTAGAAGCAGGAGATGTTATAAAGATGCAAGCAGATACAGCAAATGAAATAACAGGTGTTGTAAGTTACGCACTTATAAATAGAGAGAATGAAAACGGATAATATACATAAAATAGATTGCACAACAGTAACAATTTATAGAAATACAAAAACAGGCGAAACGTCTAAAAAGAAAGTAGAGGGTCCTGACATTGTAACCGATGTTACAGTTCATGTCTCACCGAAAGGATTAGATGTTTTCCAGAAAGTTATGAATGAAAATAAGAAACCAAAATCCTAAAGGCGGAACTGAATTACAACTAGGTTTTCTACATCAATACGTAGATAAAAATTTATTAGATCAAGTACAAATTTGTACTAGCGTGCCAGGTAAAGTACCCTTAGATCCCAATAAACTTAATGTACTTTGGCAAAAAAATTCTTACGATCAACCTAATTTATATCCGTGGTTTAAAAATAAAGCTAATCATCACAAATATGATTGGTATGTTTTTAATTCTCATTGGAATTATGAAAAATTTAGAATGATGTTTGGTATTCCTACTGAAAAATGTGTGGTTATTAAAAATGGAGTTGAGAAAATAAAACAATCTCCACATTATGAAAAAGGTAAACCTATTAGAATAATTCATCAGAACACACCCTGGAGAGGATTATCTGTTTTACTTGGTGCAATGCAATTAATTAAAAACCCCTTAATTACTTTAGATGTTTATTCTTCCTGTGAGGTATATGGTAAAGAGTTCCATGAACAAAATGATTTTAATTATAGAGCATTATATGACCAAGCGAAGTCTTTATCTAATGTAAATTACATTGGTTATAAACCAAATGAATATATTAGAGAACATTTACAGGATTACAATATGTATGCTTATCCTAGTATCTTTGAAGAGACTTCCTGTATTTCTTTATTAGAAGCAATGTCTGCGGGACTGTATAGTATTGTAACCGATTATGGAGCTTTGTTTGAAACAGGTGCAGAGTTTCCAATGTATATTCCTTATGACAGTAATTACAAAGCGTTAGCAGAAAAGTTTGCCTATGGTATTGCTGCCGCTGCAGAAACTTTACATGAGCCGCAGATACATAGTCATTTAACCACTCAAGCTAATTACACTCAGATATATTATTCTTGGCCTAAACAAGCATCTGCGTGGACAACATTTTTAAAAGGAGCTCTTAATGCCAAAGCCAAATGAACCAATATGGTTTAACGTAGATAAAACCGAAACAGCAAATGATGATACCTATCAAACAATTAAAACCAATAAGGTAGAAAATAAAATGGTAGAAATAAACTTAGGTACTTCCCCTCACAAGATAATGGTATGCACTCCTTGTCATAGTGATGTCAGTATGCATTACTGTCAAGCTGTGTTAAAGTTTCAAATGGCGTGTTCCAAAGAAGGAATACAATGTAGTTTTACATTACTTAAATCATCCCTAGTTACACAAGGTAGAAACTTATGTGTAGCAGAATTTTTAAATCACGAAGATAAATATACTCATTTATTATTTATAGACTCTGACATTGATTTTGATCACAAGCCTATTTTTAAAATGTTAGAGTTTGATAAAGACATAATTAGCTTACCCTATCCTATGAAACTTTTAAGTTGGGATAAAATATGGCGAAGACTTAATACTAAAGAAGATGCTATCAGTAATGAAAAAGACTTGGCTACAGCAGGTTTTACTTTTCCTGTTAAAGTAGAGGACCCTAATTCAATAACCGTGGACAAAGGATTAATGGAGCTCACTCATGCCCCAACTGGATGTATGTTAATTAAAAGAAATGTATTTGAGAAAATGATTAAAGAATATCCTCATTTGGAAATATATCAGCCTACCAATATTAACGGTAAAGAGGTTAAAAAAGATAATATGTATAATTTATTTGACACCTTACATGACCCTAAAACTAAGAGATATTTTGGAGAAGACTTTGGATTCTGTCAAAGATGGACGGATATAGGCGGTAAGGTATACGCTTATATAGATGCTCCTATAACTCACGTTGGAGAATATTGTTATAAGGGTCGTTTTAGAGATGATTTATGGCAAGCAGGAAGACCTGTCAAAGAAGTTGACGACACTAAAAAAATCAAATAAAGTATCATATTTACAGGATTTCTACGCCTGCTTAACAGTATAAAAATATTTAAATTATGGCGATATCTAGATTTTTAATGAACAGACAATTACGAGCAGATGGTGGCATTATGCAAGTCGCACCTAGAGAAAAATTTGGTCTAGGTAGTTCTCTTAAAAAGTTTGTTAGAAAAATTATACCCAATGAAGTAGCAGAGATTGCAGTTAAAGCTGCACCCTTTGTTGCACCTTTTAACCCGGCAGTTGCAGCAGCAATGTCAGGACTCGGTAGTTTTGATAAAACTGGTAGAATAGGTTCTTCCTTAAAAAGCGGAGCTTTAACTTATGGTATGGGACAAGGTGCTAGATTTTTAGGTGGAGCAGAATTACAAGGCAATCCTTTTCAACAAGGTGGAGCATTCAGAGGTGGTTTTGAGGGATTCAAAGGAGGCTTTAGTTCTCCATTAGGAACTCAATCAGGATTTAAATTAGGCAAACCCACACAACGTATAGATACTTCAATGACTTTAAAAGAACCCAATCTGATATCAGAACAGCTAAGTGAGGTATCATTATCCCCGAGTGGGACAGTAGCGGATACAGTTAAAACAGTAACTGATCCAGGATCTGCAAGGGAGTCTATAAAATCAATTGTAAGTTTTGATACATCTCCAACACAAAAAACAGATGCAGCATTGGATCTTTTAAAAAGAGGAAGTAAAGCTTTGTTTACAAAATCAGATGGTAAAGGTGGAACCGTAATTGACAAAAACGCAGTGCTTGGAGCGATAACTGGTGTGGCTTCATACATAGAAGCTAAAGCTTTAGCAGATGAAGCTGGAGTTGAGTTATCACAAAAAGATTATGATGACGCTAAAAGAGATGAGA